CTCCAGAAATACCGCAGGAATCCCCAACCTGCAACCTTTACAGTCGCAAGTATCACTCCTGGGTCTACGCTCAGATGCGCCTATTAATATTTACAAGGTTTACTATGATTAGGTTTGGGATTTTACTCCTAACCCTTTCCCTAGTTCCTTGTTTGTAGAGGTAGCTAATCTCGAGTTTAGAAGCGAAGTTCCTTGTAGAACCGAAGCCCATCTTCTCCAAAGTTTAATTTGGACAGGATCTGCGCCTCGTTTCGGAGCAAGAACTTTACCTAGTGATAATGATGCTGGTGAGGCTTTCGCCGCCGCTCTCGCAGACTCAAGGTACAACATGTACATTGCTGCAAAGTCGTTAGGAATACCAACCATGGCTGGTATCCACCCTGACGAAAACGGCTCCAGAGTAGATAGAAGTTTCTGTCTACCAGGGATCACAAGAGCATCGACGTACGTTCCTAAGACGGTGTGCCAACCCGCCCACGGCCATGAGTCTTTTATTTTCACGTCCTCAACATAAGAGAAGAGAACACTATCTTCAAGTGGCGCGTACTGGGAACCTTCTACAGGTTGAAATTTATCTAAGATAAATGAGTTAGGACCCTTAGGCCCTAATATACAATATATCGTAGAGACTTCTATAAAGCGATTCGGAAGTAAGAACTTCGCAGAAGACACTAACAGAGCCTCGAAAGGATGATAGCCCAAGTTATATATATGTGAACCACCTCGAACACCTTGGATTACTCTAAGGGCCGATTTGGCTAACTTTAAGAACTCGGTGGATTGGAATTTCTTCGCAATTTCCAGCACATCTACTTTATATAGCGCGGACAGCGCTGCCCCAACCCTAAAGAATTCCCGTACAGATCCTTCGTCAAATGGAAGGTTAATGGCGAGGAATACTATCTTAACCTTGGAGTTAAGCAAACTGAAACGTTTGGTTAACGAACCAAGAGTTCGATATTTATATCCGAGAGTCTTAACTAATGCAGGGAAGCCTAAAGAGAACTTCGAAGCAAAAGATCTCATTTCTGAGATGGCGCTCAACGCCGCAGCAAATTCGGTAAGTGGAATTGGACTAATGTCCTCTCCCTTATGGAAAGTCCTTTTAGCAAACTCAAGTCCGAGGTTTCCCCCAGATATTAAGCTCTTATGAAGACCAACCTCCATACCTATATCTTTTAGTACTCTTAAGTACTCTATAGCCACGAGTCGATTACCGATTACAAGATCATCTCCCAAGATTGCGTAGTCCTTAAACCACACTCCTGGTCTGGCCACTCCGGCCTCCCAAGCGGAATATTGTACAAGATAATGATGCGTTATAGCTAGCGAAGCCCATGAGCTCAAGGCTCCCATAGGTTGGCCTACCGCATACCTTAAAGTTTGCGAGAACGAACATGCTCTCTTCGTTGGTCCGTAGCTTCGATATTTATCGATGCCCTTTCCTCCGTATGCTTTAGAGTAGCTGATAAAGTAATCTCTATCAACCAAGATTTTAGCCCAATTAAGAGCTAAAGATCTCGAACCGGTAATAGCCGCTAACAGATCGACTTGAATGTTCAAAGGCAATCTATCAGTCGCAGCCGTAAGATCCAATGAAAAAGCATCCTTCCAGTTCTTAGAAGCCCCAAGGGGTCTAAGCTGGTCGAAGGTCCCATCTTGAGGGATCTTTTGCAGGATTGCAAAATACAATTCATGGATAGGACTCATTATCCATTGAGTCCAAGCATCTACCATTGCAAATACTCTTATTTTTCCAGCAGCCTCTACCTTAGTACCCAACTTACCTAAAGACGGTAACGGTTTAAGACCCGAGAAACTTGATGCAGCTTCAAAAGCTACACGTATTCTGTTGTTATTAGGCATGAGGTTAATGAAGAATAGAAAGGAAGTATAAAAAGAACTTCCGCGGATTGATATAGCAGATCGTGTTAGAACGACCGGATGGGTAGAAACGCTATAGCTTAGACTATCGTCTCCACTATTAGTATGCGTACCCGGTGCCCCCTTCAAAATTGGGAACGCCTCTAACCGTTCGTATTGGTTTTTAAGCCAATCTAGAACATAGTTAGGTAGCATCCTCTTATAAAACATTCCTGTGTCTTTGATGTGTTTTTGCATATCAAATCTAACCACAGAATCCAATTTCAGTCCCGCAACAAAACTTTCAATATGTTTAGACATATCTAATCGCCCCGTCGCAGTAGAAGGTGCTGTAATCGTATTCAATTTAAGCCGTCCATCGAATTCAAGAACTCGATATAGGTTAAAGAGCGTTAAATACAGTTTCATCAATTTCGTATCTCCTTGCCGGATCATCTCTCGATGAATCACAGGTATAATTCTTGGATAACCAGAGTTCGTTCTTGAAACTCTGACTCCAGAAACGGGAGCCACATTTGTTAAAACGTGCCCATTTACGCACTGCTGAAATACAACAGTAGTAGTCTTAAGATAGAGGACAAGTCCTCTAATCCCTTGACCTTTGTAAATAAGATAAAATCTTCTTAAAAGAACGACAACAACCAAAACTCTCGACGAGGTTACCCCTAACCCCAAAGGTGTTAGTAAACTTACGAATACTTTCACCAGAGGAGTACCGCCTTTTACAGCGATCATGGCATTAGCTGCCTTGCTATTAAATTGGTACGCACCCACGCTAAAATTAATTTGATTTTTCATTTTAAACATAGGGGAAGCAATAGTATGGGAACCATATTAGGAAACGTCAGAATCCTAACTTAGGTCCAATCCATCTACTAACTTGTACTCAAAGCGCTTTCACGCCTTCGCACTACGAGAATGGTAGCTCTTGGATAATAATTCCTTTTGCTGTCTGCTGACTTAGCTTCACGGATATGCACCTATTACCTTCTTCCTTAAAACGCTGGGAAAACCTAATTTTTCAAAGTTTTATTTTAACCATGGGTCTTAAATCCGAGGATAACAGGGAACATAGCGCCGCTATGGTTCGTCAGTTTCCAGGTAATTCTGAATCATCAGTGCCTGGTATACTGTCCCAATTCCCGGTATATCGATGGACTAGTTTTCGCCCTCTTACCACCCGGTGGGAGTGGATCGATTACAAATCTAATATAAGCAACTAAACTTCGGTTTCCTAACTACGAAGGTAGAGAGGGCCGCAGCCAGACAGTCAGTCTGGATTGTTAGTTCCTTAGGGAAGTAACTCGTTATGCACAAAAGCACCCGTAGTTACACCCTTAAAGATATGAAGGTGTCACACCAATAATTATTGCCGATACCAGACGCTTGCCGCAGCAGCAATCCGTTACGGGAGAGCCGAGTTAGGCCCCCGGGTAGGTATTTTTATTGCTAGACCACAAGAGCTCTCTTGGTAGAGAACTCACCAGGATTACTCCTGGGACGGAATCGAACCGTCAAGCTACCATCCGGGGACCCTTCTACAGGTCACCGTGATATCTTAGTCTTTATCAGTAATGATAAACCCTCACATCGTTCACTTTCTTCCCTTTTATCGGGGAAGACAAGCTAGACTATGCCTTTGTGGATGCATAATGATCTCGAATCAGCCTAAATGGACTCTTATCCAAGATCTTCTGGCACCTCTTCAGGTGTTAAGAAGAGACGATCCCGTACGGGAT